CCCCTTGAGTGCTACCGTCATGCGTATTCCATTCAATCAGTCCAATATCATTTCCCGAACTGATAGTAGTAGCAGTATTATGTAACTCTACATCGCCATCGAACCTCGACACGCCAGCGTCCACCCAAAGGGCGTAGCTATCGGTGATGGTTACAGAACCAGCGGCAATTGGTGCGCCAGCAATATGAACCGTGCTGGCTAGTGCCACCGTGACAGCCGATGTATCCGTGACGGTCAGTTGGTCTATATCTAACCCGCCCTGTAAATTCGTTACGCCAGTTGTGCCTGTTAGCGTCATGGTGGACGACTTCAGGTGCAATGTTCTACGGTTAGTGCCGCTCGCCGCCGCATCTGTGACAGCTAAAGGAGTGATGTCCATTAACGTATTGTCTGCGGCTGTGCGGGTGTCCATGCGGATGATATTAGTCGTTCCATCGCTAATGGCTAGTGCGCCAATTGTTCCACCCGCAGGCAATTCCAGAATGAGATTGCCAACTGGGTTAAGCGTCAGATTCCCCGACGAAGTGGTAATCTCCTGCGGCCCAGTGAATGTTAGGTCGCCGTCGAGGGTCAGCGTGGAGCCATCGAAGGTGAGGTTGGCCTCGCCGTGGATCGAGTTAGAATCCACGGCGGTCATAACACGGTTATCAACACCACCACTAACTATGTCTACATTAGACCCATTTTTAAGTGTCTTATAGCTCATAGTTAAGCCGTCCCGTATAAGTTAATATTTAGTATTGCATCTGACTCGCCACTACCCTTGATAGCAGCCCAGGTAGCTAAATCCTCGCGTCCCCATATCTCCCACTTACTACCTATAAGTTCTTTATGCTCGCCATTAGCGCCAGTATTGGACAAAGTTAATCCATCAGCATTTTCGGAGTGATAAACAAATCCCCCGCTAAGTATTTCAAATGTACCCATGAGAACATTCAAGGGTTGACTATCTGAATCTAATAGGAGGGCTGCGGTGATGCCTTTTTCAGCGGTACTAACAGTAACCTGTTCTGAGGCTTGATGTACTAAGACCAATGTATTTCTCCTTCTACGCTATGTAGAAATACACGGGAACTAAGAGCACTGGAGGAGATACTTAGAGGGGAAATGTTACTAAGTAGTTGCGCTCCTAGTTCCCATGCCTTTATCGGCTTCGGCATTGCAAAGCCGTCGTGCTTCTTCGATTGCATCTACTGCATTCAAGAATGTAGAGGTTTCGCCACGCGAAACCATCTCTTGCACTCAAGCATCTACGGCCTGAGCACGCTCTTCGCGAGAAGATAATATTGTTAGTTCACTTACCATAATAATTCTCCAAGGGGGATAGTAAGGAGACAAGCCTAAACACTATCCCCCATGAACCGAGGAGGTCTTGGCTATTCAATCTGGAGATAGATAAGGCTAAACTCGCCAGTTCCGCCTACGTCCATACATCTACCTATCGTGCCGAGGTTAGCGTCGTCAGCTTCGTCATAGTCTTGAAGTGTTACAGCACCCGCCGTACCGCCAGACTCAGAAGGTCGGACTTCCATCCCAATAGTAACAGTTCCTTCTGTAAGGACTGCCCACGGGCCACGGGTAGCTATCCACCCGAAACTACCGTCAGCACCAATCGCACAACTAACGCCAACAACCATTGCTGTAAGGGTAGTAGGACATTCAATCACTTCTTGGAATCTACTCTTTACCAATTTCACATCAGTAGTGGTATCAATAGCTACAGCAAGTCCATGCTTAATAAGGAAGAGGTGGTCAGTGCCAGCACCACCATCACCAGTATGCTGCTCAATCATATATGCGTAGCCCGCACCTGTGTCGGTTTCCGTAACAAGATAGCCACCCGCGTATTCATTTTCTACTACAGTAATGCTGCTGCTAATATGAATTACTTTAGAGCCCGCAGAAACGGCAGCAGATACACCATCTATGCTACCAGTTGTTCCCGCAGCCAAGTCATCATGTGCGCCATCAGGCGCTTCCGTTTGTACTACATCCCCAGCAGCAGTAGTTCCACCAAACTCAACGTAGCGGAAGACATTATCACCAATCTCCAGCTTAGTGCCAAGCGGAAACTGCTGGAACGATGCTGTATTTACGTCAAATATATCTATATCGCTAGCTACAGCGGGATAAGTATCCGACGAAAGCCCTGGAAGATAGAGACGACTACCATCCGAGAGGGTTATAATTTTCTGTTGGTATCGAGGCATTCTAGGTACTCCTTAACCAGCTACCGAAAGGTCTAGCTGTGTGACCGCTATTTCTTTTTGTATCCCGATGCGTAGACTGCCCTACATTGTTTGGCTGCGGCGGCTTTCTTAGAGTAGACTTTGCCACTCTTACCACATTTCCAGCCGCCCTTTACTTTTCGCACTGGCATCTAACTAAGCTGTTATAGCAACGTCAGTGATGTCGAAGATACGACCAAGAGCGTATGTAGCGCCATCAAGCATTGCGCCGTAGTGTACTAGCCTGAGTCCGCTGGCATCCTGGTCTTCCAACTCCTCGAAGAATACCGTCTTCCAGAATTCCCCTGCGGATGATGTATTACCGAATGCGTAGGTGAGTCCAGAGTCTCCGGCATATACATTGCCGAACTTCACGGCGAAGATAGAATACATATTAGTTCCAGATGAATTCTTTGCGCGAGCATCTGAGCTTGAACCTGTTCCTGTGTTAGCTTGTTCAGCCACAAGATAGTCACTTCGCAGGATTGGCGTGCCATTCCATGTTGAGATTCGGCGGCCTACATCATTAAGAGTAAACGAGAGAGAGCCGAAGGTGCTAGTGGATAGACCAGACTCTTGAACATAGGCATCCACACGGGTTGCTATCTCTTTGGGGAATATCCAGAGGTCAACCCCGCCATACATACGATCTTCTAGGATACGCATATTTCTAAGTGAGAGTGCGCCTTCGCCCTCATCTATGTTAAGGGACTCGCTAGCAAAGTTAGTAGTGCTAGCTGCGGCAAGTGCATGGAGCCCATCGTACTGCATGTTACCCGTGGAATAGGTGAGGTCGCCATAGATAATATCATTTTCAATCTTCTGGAGAAGGGACTTCTTGTTCTCCATAAGCTGGATAGCTCGATAGTTGTTAACGCTACCGTAGACTTCCTCAACAAAGTTATCAAGCACTGTAGCCACATAGCTACGCTTGAGTGCCGTATCCTGTTGGTCAATCTTGGAGGATGCTTGCCATGCGAGAGTAGCCCCGATGTCAAAGTCTGAAGACGATGGGCCAGTGCTTTCTCGGTTCCATGTAACAGACTGTCCCGAAGTCTGCGCTACGGGAAGAAACTCCAAGAGTCCTCCGCGTTTAACATTCTCTTCTACAAGTCCAGCTACTAGATTGGATTGCGTAAGTTTCTCCGCCTGAGTAATAGTATCCCAATGTCCAACTACAGCCATAGCAGTTCTCCTATTGCGTTATGTTTGTCGTACCGTTCTTAGATCGTCTACTAACCAATACTTCCATTTCTGTATGGGCTTGTTCCAATGCAGTCTTAGGCACTGACTCAGTAACAGCACGGCCTCCCGACAACCCCAAACCAGCAGGGGTGGGAGATGCTTTCTGCACATCCTCTACTGCACTAAGCATAGCCTCAAGGCTAGAAAGGGACTGGTCTGCGAGTTTTGTCTCATCAACACCAGCCCCCTTCAGCCTAGACACAGCACCCTCAACCAGACGCTCGTTAAGAGCGTTACGTTCAGCCGTCACAGATGTTAGCTGAATCTTAGTTGACTCATAATCAGCCGATGACTTTGTAAGCTCGGCATTCTGGGTAGTTAGTTTGTTAATAGTATTTTCATGTCCAGCTATGTCCAAGCGGAGTTTAGAGATTGCCGCGTTCGTGCTGGTTTTGTAGGTATCGTATTCACCTTGGATAGCTTCTGCCGTAATAGCAGGAGCACTAACTTCGGGAATATCTTGAGGAGGAGAGGTATCTGATGGGGGAGTTACAGTTTCCTGCACTTCTCCAACTGGCTCGTTAGTAGAATCTGTATTCTGAGTAGTCATGATAGTACCTCGCATTTAAGTCTAGGTGGAATATTATTTAGTGTCAATATATAGTCTCCTTAATTTGGAGTGGTTATGGCATCTCTTTGTGGCACTGCTGCCCCTACCCTACCTTTAAGATCGGGACTATGTAATAGACTATCAATCCCCCTATCCGTTTTAATTCTACGCTGTAGATCATTGAACAGTGCATTGGCTTGCGGAGTCTGAGGGACGGTAGTGCGACCAAAGAATAGTAACCACGCATCGAGTTGGGGATCAGTCTGTCTAAGATTCTCGCGGGCTGTTGCAACTCGTGATTCGTATTCAGCTACCAGTAGATCACCAGCCTCTGTAGTTTGTGCGCGAAGGTCAGCCCGTAGATCACCCTGTGCATCACGCGCCCGTCGAATAGTGGCACGTTGTAGGGGATCATAGGTATCTAGGACAGTATCCGATACTATGTTATAGGGGCGAATATAGTTTTGATACACTAATGATCGCACCTGTTCAAGAGGGGTATTATTTCTCTTGATGCGTGCCATCAACTGCTCTTGGTGGTCAGGGGATAGAGCAGATAGCACAGCCCTGCGATGCGTATAGAGTTTATCGAAGTTAGGAACCAGTTTATTTGTCTCTGGATCGGGTTCTATCTCTAACTCATAGCTAAAGTAGAGAGACATAACCTCGTCTAGAGGGTGTATGAATATCTTTACTCCGCTTCTCTCGGCTTCAGCTTTCCGTTCCTCTAGAGATACGGGAACATGCGAAAACTCAGGCGAGGCTTTGAGAGTTTCTATGATAATAGCATTCTGCTTTATCTTATCAACCTGACCAGTTTGCCAAGTATCAAATGAAATTAGACCCTTCCGAAATTGATCTTCTAATACCAGGAGTTCCTCTTTTGCCGTCTCTGACTGCTCCGATACCAGTTGCCAGAATCGTCTAACCCTATTACGGAGTAGCCCTTCCTGAGATGGTATAAGTGTAATAGATGCGGAAAACTCTTTAAGTTTCTCTAACTCGTTAAGGGCAAACTTAGCTTCGGGATGCAGTGCCATGTTAAATACATCTTCAAGGCGAAGTCCCGCCTTATGCATATCTTCCTGGGCAGCCCTTGAAATCCCAGTAAAATCTTCTATAAGACCCATTGCCGCTTCACGCAGTGCCATACGTTCTTCTGGGTTAAATCTAAATAATCCCGTCTGCTCAAATAGTATCTGCCACTCAGCTATGTCACGACTAGCCCCAACCCAAGCCGCTTCCTCTTCAGGAGTTAGTGGAATATTTTCCAGGCGTTTGCCCAGAATTTCCGAGCCATTAAACCCGCCTAGTTCTCCTTCTGCTTGACGACTAACTTCAATAGCTATTAGATAATCATGGAAGTTATCATGGAAGATAAGATCGCGGAATATACTAGCTCTATCTGGAGCTATTGCAGTTACTGCATCTAAGAATGTGGATGCAACTGGGGGAAGCAAATCCCCAAAATGGTGGCGGCCTACACTTGCGCCATAGGTAGATTGATAGAGCCCTACAGGGAATCCTGGGTAGAATCCCCACCTTGATGTGTAGTCGAAGAACTCACTAAAGCCCGTGAAGGTATCATAGTATTCAGGATAGTCGCGTTGCAGAAGACGGCGCATCCCACCCATGAAGATAGTGCCACGAAGCGGGTTAATATCTAGGGGCGTCCCTGGGATATGGATATAGCCCTGATCTGTATTATCTTGGTATTTACCCCATGCATTCATAACACCTGGATGGCGTAGATATTCACGAGGCATCCACCATGCCCACCTATGAGCCTCATAACCCCAGAAGGGATATATCATTCTCATGGTAGTAGATACCGCAGTCTGGTTCTCATAGTCGGGGAAAGTTGATAGCCGGATTCGGTTAGTCTCCTGAGCCGCATCCTCGCGAATAGCCTGCCAGTAATCTGCGTCCTGAATATAGGCGAGAGGATGGCTCTTACGACGATTAGCTACCGATACATCGAATCCTTCAGGCCATTCCTCAACTTTGGGATAGTCAGGATCGTGTCTAAATGGACGACCCGTCATCTGGTCGGATGCAACTACACGGTCAGAAACTATCTGTTCATTTGTTATAGGATCAGTTTCGTCAAAGGACATCGTGGGATGCCTACGTCGCCCTGCCTGTTCTCTACCTGTTGCTCGTAGATATTCTTGGAGAGACATTCCCTCTGGGGCTTTTCCACCTTCCAAGAATGATTTCACGCCTCCACGAATCCCTGGGCCAGCGGGCTCATCTCTATCTAGGATGACTCCTGCATAACGGCGAGCATCATCACTAAGTGAATCAAACATACTTGTTATGGTAGACCTACCCCCAGGTTGCCTAAGAGCATATGCTATTCGATCAGTAGATAGTCTACTAACATCAGATTCTTGTGTTCCTAACGTAAACAATTGGTGGGCTCGCGAACGAATTGTTTCTGCACTAACATCATCTCCAAGTTGGAGAGAAGTTTTTATATTTTCTACTTCAGATATAGCCTCTCGGATAGAGGATATATGAGTTGCCGTTTTTTCTCCTAGCCTAGCTTCAACCCCTGGGGCTATTCCTACATCTGGTATAGCTCGGCCTTCCTCTACCAGAGGCGCACCTGGAGTGCCTGGAACAAAACTATTCTGAATATCTACTATGGCCTGTTCTACCATAGCGTCTATATCTAGGTCGAGAGTATCCAGTGAATCAAGTACGTCGTTCCATGCATCTGTTACTTCTTGTGTAGATCGGCCCCCATGAAGTTCAAGAACCTCATCATAGGCAGCAAGTTTGCCACTAGGGGTAGTTACACGAATATTGCTCCGCCTCAACTCATCTAGATAGTTAACAACTGAAACATATTGGCGTCTTTTTTGTCCCCTAATACGAGTGCGCCCTTCCTCTATGGTATTCTGCAATCTCGTAGCAGCCTCACGAGTTAATGTACGGACTTCGTTTACTGTGGTAGCCTGCCTAGAAAGTGTAGCAGCCCCAGACGGGAGCATTAACGGGCCTTCTGCTACGTCTACCTTCTGAATGATAGTTAGTCTTTGGCCTAGTGGGATAGTCTGAGAAGCAGGCCCTCCAGGATATATTCGGCGAGTTATCTCACGACCAGCATCGAGTATCATCTGCTCCCCTTCGGGAGTTAGTAGTACACCTCTGTTCATTCCAAGAGCTTCTATCTTCTCCATAGCTGCGCCTAGCTCTTGCATTATGGGCGCAACACCAGTTGCTACATCATCAACTTGTATCTTCTTTACTATGTCGTCATAGAGTTGCCCTACATTTTCTGGACTCCAGCCTAGTTCAGTGGCGGTCTGACCATGTTGGTTAGCTGCCACTTCTACATGGTTGAGTATTTCATTTACAAATTCGTTTTTACCTTTTAGCGAATTCGTTTCTGTTATATATAGTGAGCGTTCAAGATCGGCGGGATGCCCCCCTAATGCGCGAGCTATGTCTAAGCGAGTTAGTAGACGATCTGTAACATCGTTAGGGGCTCTAAGCTGTGCACCAGCAATGATAGTTTTAGACTTTAAGAGTTCAAGTTCCAGCCCATTCCGTAGCTCGAAATGTGCATCCCATATGTCTTTTGTCTCACGAAGGAACCCAGCCCACCATGCATTATCACGACCTCTACCTGGGGCTTGATAGAGTGCGCCACCAGGAACCATATACTCTGCCCGTTTAGATATATAGGCTAGGCGAGCAGTTTGCATAGACTTATTCTTAGCTGTGAGTGCCTTTAGAATTGTACTGAACTCTTGATAAGGAAGAGTTTCTAATACTGGCCCACCAGTAGGATGTTCTAACCGTCTTATCCGATCTAAATCTTTCATCAGGTCTGCAACAGCAGCGTCAACTTTATCCGTAGCCTCTCGAAGTTGAGGAGTTATCCTAGTTGCCCATAGATCATCATAGACCTTTGCAGCATTATTAGAATTACGGAGAGTCCGCGCATAGGACACGGCTGCTCTAATAGTATTAGTCATACCTTTATCTAATACATCCATAGAGTCATCAATAAGAGCTACCTTAGCCGCAAGTTGGTCAGCCGATTGAACTGGCTGATTTATCACATCCTCAAGGAGCTTTGCGAATGTGCGGTTAAACATTTCAGGAGATGTAAAATAGTGTTCGTAGATGCGCTCTTTGAACATATTATTAAGTTGAGCCATGTTCTCTCTGGCCCAGAGACTTCCATCTTCTGCCCGTTCAGCCAGTAGTATTTTAATATCGGTTTGAAGCAACATAAAATCATCAAGGGCTCTTTCTACCTCGCCCCTATGGACTGTGCCAATAGTAAACTTAGTAGCAACTTCTTCGACAAGTCGAGGATCGCCACTTATAACAGCATTAAAGAGGGCTTCACGATAAGCCTCTGCCACATGATGTGCCATAGGTTGAGGGGCATCACCGCTTGTCATAAGCAGCCAATCCTTAGCGTGCTTAATAAGCCCTCCTGTGGTATTAAAGTTAGCGGTAACTTCTTCTATGATTGCGGTAACCTCGGCTATAGTTTCGGGAGCACGCTTAGTTATCTGGGCTCTAAACTCTCTAGCATTAAAGTTAGCTAGCTGTGCGCCTGTTGTTCTATTTCCCCAGTTATATCCTAGAATAGTTTTAAGGTCTTCAGCTAGCACACTAGGTTGATCGGGATTACCT